GCACAAAAGTAGGTGTACTCAGGAGATTAAAACGTCGAACGCTCTGCTTGATGAACACTTGGCTACTCGCGAAGATCTAATGCGTAGGCTAGCAGACATAGAATCAGATAAGTCAAAATATATCTACACCGATGAGGAAATAAATTTAGATGAGATCCTAGAGAAGGAGGCTCTCCTCCGTGACCTCATGGACAAAAACAGATCACTACACCACGAGAGAAGGAGGCTGAGAGGAAGGCTCAGTGATCTTAGACGGATTCTTAAGTCCGATCCTAGTTCTTGTCCTACTTGCGGAGCAAATTCTCCTATAGCGAAGGACCCAGTTCGGGCCGCCGTCGCCACCGCGCAGGGAGAAATTGACAAAATCTCTAAAAAAACAGTAAACCTAGAAAAGCGTCTTTCTAAGATAAATATCCCTATTTCCTCTGAAGAGTATTCAGAATATCTAAAGTATAAGGAGTTGTGTTCTAAAGCTAGCACATTTACTGAACTTCTAGATGAGGTTAATGATAAGATTGTTGAAATTGATGCTGTGAAGCTTGAAAATGCTAAAAACTATGAGGTTATGCGTTTTTGGGAAAAAGCCTTCTCTGAACAAGGTATGATTCGTTACATAATCAGAAATATTTTAAGCTATTTCAATGATAAGTGTAACACCTATTTATCTTACCTTACTAATGGTCAGTTTTTGGTTCATTTTAATGAAAAATTAGAGGAATCAATTACGAACGGTGGTAAGATTACTCACTACATTTCTCTGTCTGGGGGAGAGAAAAGAAAAATAAATTTGGCCGTTATGCTTGCATTGCAGAGTTTGCTTGACTTGACAAGCAACGACCAATCAAATATTGTATTTTTCGATGAAGTTGCAGAGAACCTTGACGAAGAAGGAATTAAGGGGCTCTATATATTATTGCAAGAACTTAAAAAAGAAAGAAAGATCTTCTTAATAACTCATAATAAGTATCTTAATGCCTTCCTCGACAATTCGCGGAAGATCACTATAATTAAGCATAAAGGAATATCCAAACTAGCTGGAGCAAAAATATGACGGTAACAAAGCTGAACGAATTAGGTCAAGAAATATTTGAGAAGAGGTATGCGTATCCCGGTGAGAAAAAGTGGTCAGAAAGAGCCAAGGTTATCGCTAGAACAATTGCGTCAGCTGAAGCAGATGATGAAAAGACGAAATATGAAAAGAGGTTTTATGACGCGATTTCGTCTGGCGATTTTATCCCTGGAGGCCGCATTATATACGGGTGTGGGCGTAACGGTGGCAAGCATAATCTTCTCAATTGTTATGTTATTATTCCTGAAGATTCTGTTCACTCGATAGGCCAAACTATTGATGACATGTACAAGATTTCTTGTGCAGGAGGGGGAATAGGCTTTAATTTCCACAAAATTCGCCCTAAGGGGGATGACATTCAGAATATTAAAAACTCTGCCCCTGGTTCCATTTCAGTTATGAGAATGATCAATGAGATTGGTGTCCATGTTCGTGCTGGCAAGAACCGTCGCACCGCTTTAATGGGTATCTTAGATATCACTCATCCAGATCTTCTTGAGTTTCTTCATGTTAAACTGGACAAGGGGGAGCTTAACAATTTTAATATCTCTGTTGCTATCACCAATCGCTTCATTGAAGCGTGTGAGTTAGATGAGGAGTGGTACTTTACATTCAATAACAAGAAGTATTTTGTTTATGAGGTCACTAGAACAACGAAAACTGGGGAGACATCAATAATCAATGTTGTAGCACTAGATGAAGATGATGCCGTAGCCCGTGCCGACCAGCATTGGAAAAAGTCTTTCGAAGATTCCTTTGAGGTTATGGGAAAATATGATTTAAAAGCTAGAGAAATTTGGGACAAGCTTTGGACAAATGCCGTGGAGTCTGGTGACCCAGGCATTTATAACATTGATCTAGCAAATAGTTATACGAATGTTTCTTATTTTGAGGATTTGGAGTCCACCAATCCCTGCGGGGAGATCAGTCTTCCCTCCTATGGTAACTGCTGCCTGGGAAATGTTAACCTATCCAACATGGTAATTGATGGGGAAGTAGATTGGAAGCGGCTGGCTCGAACAGTAAGAGCTGGGATTCGTTTCCTAGACAATGTTCTAACTGTTAACCATTTTCCAACCAAAAACTGTAAGGAGGTTGCTCATAGGTCACGCAGAATTGGACTTGGAGTTACTGGCCTTCACTACATGCTTATTAAGTTAGGTCTTCGTTATGGTAGTGAAAAGTGCTTGGAGTTTCTGGAGAGACTATTTGCTACCATTCGTGATGAGGCATATAAGGAATCCATTTACACCTCCAGAGACAAGGGTCCTTTTGGCGCGTTTGATTACAAGAAGTACCTGTCCGAAGAGTTTGCCAGAACGCTCCCCGCCAGGATTAGGATGTTAATTAAAGAGCATGGTATACGAAATGCTGTGATGCTCACTATCCCCCCCTGTGGTACTATTTCCATGTTGATGGGTGTATCCTCAGGGATTGAGCCTATCTTTTCTGCAATGTATATGAGAAGGTACAGGGACAGTAATGTTTGGAAGGAGCAGCTAGTTGTTGATCCTCTCTTTAAGGAGTGGCATAGAGAGGGTAAATTGTTAGATAATTTTGTAGGAGCATACGATGTGTCTCCTGTTGAACATTTAAGGGTTCAAGCCACTACTCAACGCTTTATTGATTCTTGTATAAGCAAAACAATTAATCTCCCAGAAACCTTTGAGGCTGGTGATTTAGCTATGAGGGCTTTGGACTATGTTGGCGACCTTAAGGGGTTAACGGTGTACAAAGCTGGGTCTAAGGGGGATGAACCCCTTACAGCCATCCCTCTTACTGTGGAAAACCTTGCTACACATATGGTACATGAAGTACCTGAGTATATTGCAGACGGCCAAGCCTGTTCCATGGCTGGAGGTGATTGCGGTGCCTAATTACGAGTTTAGTTGTGAGCCTTGTAACATCTACTGGGAAAAGATTCGTCCGCTGTCTGAGTCAGGCAAAGGATCTATGTGTCCTAAGTGTAGAAAAAAGGGTGTACGAAATTATGGAGTAGCCCATATAAACTACCCAGCGGGAAGTAGGGAGAGGCAGCATATGCATGAAAAGTATATTGCGGGGGGAGATAAGGGTAGAGCGTTAGGAAAACAAAAGGCTCTAGTGGAAAGAACAAAGGCTAGACAAAAAGAGGTTCCATATACTCCTATGATTCCAAACACGCAAGAGATGGAAGAAAAAGGTTTAATAACTAGAAATAATGATATTCGAGCCAGTAAAAAGCGAGAAAACATGAAAAAAATTACAAGACATGTCTATAATAAAGCGAAGAAGGACCCTACTAAACCTACGAACTCACGACAAACACTTTAACATGAAATATGAATTTAGCGATAACATTCAGAGGGGTGTACTTTACCTTCTGAAATCAAGCCCCGATTTCTACCTACAAATAGCCAATCTAGTTAGGCCTGATTATTTCGAATATCCTGCCCACGCTAAGATCTTTAACGCGGTCAGTTCTCATTACGAGAAGTACCACAAACTTCCTACTGACGAATTTATCCTTGAAGATGTTCGTGAGGATTTGGGTAAGTCCGAGTCTCTTTCAGACTACACGGACGAAATTCTGTACATTAATAACCTTGATACCTCATGCGTTGAGAATCCAGAATACCTTCTTGATTTGGTAGAAGAATTTGCCAAGAGATCCGCCATGAAGGAGGCTATCGCAGAATGTATGGTACTCCTAGGGGATAACAGGTATGAAGAAACTGAAGCCATCATTAGAAATGCTTTAACCGTTAGCCGTGAGGTTAATCTAGGGCAGATGTATTTTGAAGATGTCAAGGCCAGATGGAAAAGGCTACTTGATGATTCAAATCAGAACTTCTATTCAACATTCCTACCCTCCCTTAATGATGCTATGGATGGTGGACTGGGGTCTAAGGAATTGGCTATGGTCGTGGCCCCCCCTGGGGTGGGTAAATCTTTATTCCTAGTTAATCAAGCAGTTGCCTCCTTAATTGAGGGTAGAAAGGTTCTTTATGTGTCCCTTGAAATGGGGGAGGACAGAATCGCTCAAAGGTTTGATTCTATTATGTCTCTTGTTCCCCAATCTCGGTTGAAGGTTGAGCAGCAAACTGTGTACGACCGTTTAAATCTATTTGAGGAGACTTTCCCAGACGGTGAGTTAGTAATTAAACAGTTCCCTACTGGTCAAGCCACCATAAATACTATTAGAGCTTTACTTGTTCAGCTTCGCAACTACGAGGAGTTTGAACCCGATGTTGTTATCGTGGACTACCTAGAATTGTTGCGCCCTACTAGAGAGGGCATGGCTGAGTATCAGGCTCAACAAAGAATCTCTGAAGAACTTCGCGGTTTGGCTGTAGAGAATGATATACTCATATGGACCGCCACGCAGACTAACAGAGAAGGTAGGAAAGTTACAGTGATTACAGACTCAGAACTAGCCGACGCTTACGGCAAGATTAGAACCTGCGACATGGCAATTTCTTTGAATCAAACAGAGGAAGAGTTTGACAGCGGCAGAATGCGGGCGTATGTAATGAAGTCTCGCAATAGCCATCAAAGGTTTATTGTGCCTATGGATATAGATTATTCCATCCTTAAAATGAGGGAAGGGGATAAGTGGGAGGACGAAGATGCCGAGTTATAAACCACAATATTTGGTCCTTAAGCCCCCCCATGAGCTTTCCAACTACATTGATTACATGGAGTTTAACTGGCTGACCTCTAGTAGGGGTTTGAAGTATGTGAAAATGTTCGTTCCTTTTGGTATATCTAATTATGTTGATAGTATGGTCCCCTCCAACTCATGTTATATTGTTGGTGAATCAGGGGATTATTTAATGATGGATTCAAATGGGGGGCTTTCCATACTGAATGATGACACTTTACTTAACTTGTACGGAGTTATAACATGACAAAAAAATCTGATGCATTGTTGATTACTTGGATGGATTTAAATTGGGATATCTATTGTGACATCATTGACAGTATCGTTGAGATAGATAGAGATAATCTGATGTACGAACTTGAAAGACAGGCCGCGAGGTATGCCCATTATAATGGTTTGCTACAGGTCGCCAAGCGTGAGCTTGACAGGTCAAAAAACGAGTTAGAACAGTTTATTGCTAAGGTTAGAAAAGAGGAGTTTGATTCCCGTACCAGCAAGGGTCTTAAGGTTACTGATAAGTATCTTGAGTCTTTTGTTAGTTCCCACCCAGAGTTTCATACTTTGCAAGAAAAAGTCAACGAACTTACCTTTAAGACTGGGCTAGTTAAAAGCATTGCCCAGGCATTGGAACAACGCAAAGACACCATTGTACAACTCTCCGTTCGCGACAGAGCAGAAACCAATCTGTACTCTTAGTCGCGGGCGGGAATATTTAAAAAACTTGTAAAAAAACGGTAAAGATAACTATAATAAACAAAAGGCTACGGCCTTAACAAATAACACTATAACGGAAACAAAAAATGACAATTAATCTCGATAAGTTGCGTGAGAAACACGCAGAAATGACCCGCCAAGGTACTGGTGATGGGGGCTCCTTTCTGAACAACTTCCTACAAATTAAAGAGGGAAGTAATTTGGTTAGGATTCTTCCTGGCAAGGATGAAGAAACAGAATTCTACGCTGAAACCAAAATTCACCGCATAACTGGTGGTGATGGTCAGATTCGTAATTTTCACTGCCTAAAGGTTCACAGTATGGCATGCCCTTTGTGTGACTCGTATTTTGGTCTGTGGAAGACTAGTGACAAGGCAGACGAAGACACCGCTCGTCAAATTAAGCCCCGTTCGCGTTTTTACATGAATGTGGTTGATCGTGACACTGGCGAAGTTAAGATTCTGTCTGTCGGTATCATGTTGTTCCAAAAGATCGTGAATGCCATCCTCGATGAGGATTATGGTGATATCACCGATATGATGGAAGGCCATGATTTTAAGATTATCAAGACAATGGAAGGCCAATGGCCTAAGTATGATCAGTCGTCCCCTCGCCCCAAGCCTGAGGCCGCTGGTACTGATGCTGAGGTCGCTACTTGGATGGATTCTTTGCATGATATCCACGGTCTGGTCAAGGTAGAAGAATATGAGGAGGTTAAGCAAGTTGCTATGACGATTCTTCCTACTCTCACCTATGATGAACCCGTTTCGCGAACTGCGCCACAAACGCAAACTGCTGATTCTGGTTCTGACGAGGATTACCTTGAAAGGCTTAAGTCTTAGTACTATATATAAAGCAATGGGTGCGGCAGCTTTGGTTGTCGCACCTTCTTGCATTTCAATTGACGGAGTACCAGTTATTCCTATCCCGTTTGTCTCATTATGGGCACCAGGGGTAGAGATAACAACCAAGGACATTTGTCCTTGGGGCGTGTATTGTGCAGAAAATGCTCCAGAAACACACTATCATAATGATACAAAGGTAAAAATGTTACAATGGTAAAAAACACAGTCGTTAGCTTATTGCTACTTTTTGGTACTGCTGGTTGTGCCACAACTCAATGGGTTGTTGACACCGCTGTACCTGTTATTACGGAAATGCCGGGATTTGCCGATGCCGTAAAACAAGATATGACAGATGCGTTCACTGAGGTGATGTCGAGGATTCCCTACATTGGGCCTAAATTTTCGGAAGCATTTGATCGCGTACTATATGGAGAATCACTTTAGTGAAGAACTACCTCACTTATGGTTTTATTGGTTCACTCGTGTTTTTGTGCGGGTGTCAAGTAATGGACACAGTGGCTGAATTAGTTCAGTCTGGTGCCGATGTCGCTACTGGTGCTGCTGCAACAGCGGGCGGTGTCGGTGCTAGCATGGAAGGTGTAGATCCTATGGTCGCCAACCTTATGACAA